AACTAATTATCAAAATACTTTTACAGAGCCAGCGGCAAATACAGTTTATCCAACAGCTACACCTTGGTATTATCAATTAAGCAGTTCATATCAATTGACTACGGGAAGCATGAAAAATGCTGATACGAACGCATACAGTCAACTATTGATTTCAAATTATGCGGACACGACTACCAGAAAAGCTTGCTCCGTTTTATCAGTATTTGAAAATCTAGGAACAAATAACACAACTAATGTTAATTTTGGTTTTTGGAACAATGCCAACGCTATTACTTCTATAACTTTTTACGCACCAGGCGGAACATGGACTCAAGGAACTGTCAAGATTTGGGGAATTAAATAATGAGTAAGCCAATAATTAAATTAGTAAACGCGGAAACTGGCGAGGAAATCGAACGTGAAATGAACAATGACGAATTTGCTCAACATCAAGCGGATTTACAAGAGGCTATCGATAAGCAAAATTATAAAGCTGAAAAGGAAGCGTCTAAAGCCGCATTACTAATCAAACTTGGCATTACAGCCGACGAAGCGGCATTATTGCTGTCATGACTTTAACCAGCTATAACGGCTGGGAAGCTTCGGCTAAACCTGAGTCGATCAATGTCAAGTCTTACGCGATACCAAGCACGACTTTAAAGATTCGTTGCGCCGAAGCTGTAGCACCCTTAATTGTCGGATTCTGTAAAGAGTTTAACGAACTAATCGAGCCGCTTGATGGTGGTCAGCTCGACGATTGGGGTTACGCGTTTCGCATGGTTCGTGGATCGACAGATCGTTTGAGCAATCACTCAAGCGGCACAGCCATTGATCTAAACGCAACCAAACACCCACTTGGAAAGATCGGCACATTTCCAGTCGAGAAAGTGCCAATGATTCGGGCGCTTGCTAAGAAGTACGGTTTATTTTGGGGCGGCGATTACAAGAATCGAGCCGACGAACAGCATTTCGAAATCAACGTAAGTCCAAAAAGAGTCTCAGAGCTAATCAAGGCGCTGGGGTTAGGAGAAAAGTAATGAAAGAGCTAAAAGCTATGGCTGCTAGTTATGGACGATCAGCGCTCGCGGGAGCGTTAGCCGTTTACATGACAGGCGAAACCGATCCCAAGAAATTGGCTTATGGGTTTCTCGCTGGCGTCGTTCCGCTACTAATGCGTTACCTGAATCCTAAAGACGTTACGTTCGGCGCTAAAGCGAGTGAACGCTAACGACTGGGCTGCGATGGGCGTGGCTATGGTCACGCTCCTTGCGGCATTTACAGCCGTTATTAGGCATTTGGTTAAATACTATTTAAGTGAGCTGCGCCCTAATTCTGGGTCAAGCGTTAAGGATCAAGTAAGCCGTTTAGAAGCTCGAGTCGATGAGATTTACACCTTGCTAATTAGCAATTCGACACGCCGTTAAATACGCGTAAGGCTTGAAATTGTCAGACATTTAGTTCACCCTATAACTAGGGAGCGAATAAGTCGCACCCGGAATCGGGAGCTAATATGTTTACAGTAGTGGAATTGGCGGGAGCAGTTATTCTCGCAAGTGTTGGCTGGTTTTTAGTCGGCTGGAGTGTTGGCTACAAGCAAGGCGTTAAAGATGGATTTAACCGAGGTCGAGCAGCTGGGCTTCGCTGGGCAACAGATCGCGTGAGAAACTCATAATGGCAAATCTGGAAAATTACGAATCGGTTGCTGAAAGAATAGAAAAATACTGGGTCAAGTATCCAAACGGGCGAATCGACGTCAAGATCATCTTTCAAGACGGAACTCGCTACATAATCCAGACGGACATTTACAAGGAAATAAGCGATCCGCTGCCGTTTGCGACAGACTTTGCCGAGGAGATCAGATCATCAGCTAATCGCTTCCCGCTAGAAAATGGATCGACGTCAGCAATAGGTCGAGCCTTACACACAGGCGGTTTATCTAAGTTTAGCGAGAATCATAATCGACCATCACTTGAGGAAATGAAGCGAGTGGAGCGACCAGTTACCACAGCACCTAAGCAAGAGCTACCTAATGGGTCTTATGATCCATGGGATATGACTCAAGCGGTTGCTGAGATCGGCGGCCTACTTACCGGGCGATCCTGTTCTCATGGCGTAATGATTCGCAAAGAGGGCGTTACCAAAGTCGGTAAGCCTTACAAGGGCTGGGTTTGCCCAGACAATAACCGGGCGTGTGCGATATGGGAATAACAAAGATCACGCTAACAACAGATGAGGAAATCCAAGCAGCTGCGGCGGCTTTCTTATGCGAGTCTAAAGGCGTTGAGAACTATTACTTCCATGATCAAACAGCTCGAGGCAATATTCATGAGTCGATTCGGCGCACAGCTGAGGCGCTGGGTGCTGAGATTGCTGCCGCTAAATGGTTCGGCATTAAAGACTTCAAGCTTGAACTAGATAAATACAAAATTCGAGCCGACATCGGAAATCGAATTGAAGTTAAGCATACGAAGTGGCTAGATGGACACTTGATCCTGCGCGAGCGCGATCGAGTCGAGGATTTAGCGGTGCTAGTCGTAGGCGAATCACCGACTTATTACGTCAAAGGCTGGATTCCAATTAGGTCAGCTAAAACAAGCCGTTTTAAGCATGATAAGGACAATTCCTGGTGGGTTAGTCAGCACAATCTCAATTCTATGGAGAATCTAAAGGAGTCTAATTATGGACAAATTGAAATTTGAGTGTCGGCGCTGTAAGCGCGAAACGCTACAAGTCGAACGCATAGTGACCGACTTACTTCCGCCCGGTGTTAAGACGCTTGAGTGTACGGTATGCGGCACTATGGGCGTATGCCTAGTCGGGAGCGATAATGCCTAGTTACCTGTATCGCTGCGACCAATGCGGCGGCGAATTAGAAATGAATCACTCGATACCAACCAACGGCGATCTATCGCCATTGTGCTGTAGTTATCCAATGATCAGAGTCTTTAGCGCACCAGCGGTTATCTTTAAAGGTACTGGCTGGGGAAAGGACAAGTAATGAGTAATCCATCTATGAAAACCGTATTAGCCGAACTAAGAGAGATAATCGCCCGTCAAATCGAGTCACAGTTCAAACCGCTACACGTTTGCGAACGCTGTAATAACGTAGCTGAGGGCGCGTTAGTCGATCGAATAATCGCAGCTATTAGAGATGAGGACTAATGCCGTTCGATAATAAGCATTACCGAATTAGCTCAAGGAGCTTCCTAGCGACGTGCTGTAATGAGATCATGTTCAAATATACCTGTCGGAAATGCGGCGAGAATATGGGTTGCTATTACTGTTCATTTAATTACGATGAAGCTCATGGCTGCGATGAATAGTTATCCACAGTTACATAAAGTTATCCACAGCCTGTGGGAATCGCCCAAGAATACGCTCAATGTTGCGCGATACTTGACTGGCTCGGTACGATCAACTCGCTGGACGCGAACCGGGCGACCGGGTAGTTCGCGGCGAGCACTACTATCGGGCGCACTATGTATTGCGTTCGCATTACCTATTCCGACTTATGCTGATACTCAAACTAGTAAGGATAGGTTTAAGTTATATCTACATAGTCGAGTCATTAAAGATAGCGAATACCAGTGCGCATACGCCTTGTATATGGCTGAGTCTAAGTTTGATTCTCGAGCTGTTAACGGTAGTCATTACGGAATACCACAGCTACGCAATAAGAAGCTAAAGCATTTAGATGGTTACACCCAGATTGATTGGGGTATCCGTTATATCGCTCATAGATATAAGGGCGACTATTGCTTAGCATACGAACACTTCAAAGACAAGGGGTGGCACTAATGGCTAGTGCTGTGGATAATGGTACGTCTCATAGGTGGAAAAGGATTCGTGAAAGAATACTTAGACGTGATTCTTATTGCTGTCAACAATGCGGACAGGATCAAGGAAAGCTACACGTAGATCACATAGTACCTAGGAGACTGGGTGGAACTGATTATGATGAGAATTTACAAGTATTATGCCAAAAGTGTAATTTGAGCAAAGGTGGGCGTTTTTTTGCTATACCTAAATCAC